GTAATCGGTGCGCCAACATCCTTAGGTCGAATCCCAAGATATGCTGTCCACAACTCAGCAATCCGCCTGAAGTTATCCTCAGGCTTACCGTACGTGGAGTTGCGATCTTTCAGGACACATTTCTTTGCTTCATCCAATACGTGTTCTCTTACTTCTGCGTCGTTCATATAGCTGTGAATGTAGTATTCTCTTGTTTAACTCTGCGTGAAAGAATAAGGTATTCCAATACCTCGTCGATGTCTTTGATCTTCAAGTCCTTGTAGACTGAAGCGATAATGTCTGCTTGATCCATTGGACCATTGCGCAGTCGGCGCACGATTTCCATGGCGATAACAGACAGTTCGTTCTGCGCAGACTTCTCATAGGCGAAATGCCGAAGCATCTCATATGAGTGAAGCTGCTTGATTGCTGCGTCCAAGGTCTCAATGCCAATTGGTGTACGCAACTTCTCTGCCGGCTCGCCTTCGGCAAAGTGCATAGCCAACGCATACTTCTGCCACTGGGGTTGCTTGTTGTCGTTGTATGATTCGACAAGTGGCTCGGTAGATACGTTGCGCTTGGTTCTATCTACCCACAAGGCTTGCGCATATTCCTTAGCTTCTTGAGTGAAGACTACCTTACCACAGATCTTTGTGAGCTTCTCGATATGCTCCGTAAGTGCAGTGCCTGCCCTCAACGCAGCTTCACTACTCTCTGGAATAAGGAACTGTTCGTACTCATTCTTATCTGCGTAGACGATAATCATTCGTCGATCGAGGCCTGAGCCGATAACATCACAGCGCATCAGCTTACGCATGTCATCGGGCGTAGCACCTGCGAGATATGAGATAAGTGGATTGGCTAGCGGCTTCGCGCCGTGGGTAAATGTGTCGCGGTCATAGCTTGTGCCTGACCAGACAGTGCAAAAGAACTTAACTGCATTCTCTGCCTCTTTGTGGAAGAAGGAGATAAGCTCATCAAGTTCGATACGTAGGCATGAGTAAGCATATGGTTGATCTTTCTTGATTACTTCATCTGCATACGTTGTATCCTTGTACGTGGTGCGTACGCCGTCCGCAAGACGATGGATCAGTTTCTCGTATGATCCAGAGTCTGGACCTTTGGAGAGGAATGGCTTATCTGGATACTTAGGATCGGCAAGCGCGTCGAGTAGTGTCTTTGCGGCGCCGATCGCAAGCCCTTTGCCGATGCCGGCCTTGGCGCACAAGAGAACGTACTGGTTAGGATAAACAGCAGCATGGCCAGAACCAAGCCAGACACGTCGCTCCATTGCCGCGCCAACCATATAATAGAACGCAGCATCAAGGAACTGTTTTGGGCTGTGCAATCTAGCTGTGAATGTTCGCCAGAGTTCATAGTTAGTCATTGTTGCTTGAGGATTAGAGCTACTGTGGCGTCATCAATGATTTCGGCGGACACTACACGCATGTTCATGTAGGTGCCGCCGGGCTTTACGCGCAGTTCGTTAAGAGCCATTTCTCCGTTCGAGGACACCAAGATAGTGTTAGGCTCTTGTCCGAACTGCGCAGTAAATGCCTGCCTAGCTGATAGAATTACTGTTTGGATTCTTGGTGTCATAGGTTAGACAGGCCAGACGTAAAATGTTTGCATATCAGTTATTCTTCAACCAGTCGGCAGAGTCTCTCATACCGCCGGGATTGGTGTCCTTGTCGTATGCGCCCCAATTGTTACCGATCTGGACTTCCGAATTCATTACGAACTCGCAGTCGTGTCCTTGCATGGTGACTCGCATGGCATTTTGGAGGAAAGCAGCCGCTGGGCCAGCATCGCGCCGATGGACAATAACGGCTGCGGAGTCGTGTTTATTGGAGCAGGTGCAGTATCCTGCTGCTCTTGCTTTTCTGATTGTTTGATGCGTGATGCAGCCAACCGTTGACTGTGGTATCCAAGAGATACCTTCGCGGATATATGAATCATTGATGCCTCTCAAGAATAGACGTTCATAGCCTAGCAGATTAACCAAGCGGCGTTCAGAGCGAATACGGAATTCAATCTCGTCCTGCCATTCGACAACCTCAGGGAAGAGGACCTTGAACTTATGGAGAAACAGTTCGCACTCGCGAAACGTAAGCTTGAGTTTTCCCTTAGATTGTTTGAGGTTGGCATTACGAAACGTGCGAGGACCCATCTTGTAGGACGAACCGTGTGCTGTGCGTTTGCCGATGTCATATGGTTTTCCTGATTTCTTGACGATCTTATGAAGTCGATCCCAGTCTAGATGTTTGACAAACTGGGCCGGTTCTTCGTTGAGGAACGGTGAGTCTGGAGCTAAGTTGAACAGGTCAGGGAAAAGGTGCATAGCCAGATAAGTGTGTGGCTTTACACCGTTTTCGAATAGCGCTCGGTAACGGCCCGGGCGCGTAAGGTATGCTACGATAAGGGCCTCGGCGCCAGATTGGTCAGCTTGCACAATGACATGGTCTGGCGGGGCTTCGAGATGATCTAGGGTTTGCTTATCTGGATTCTGTAGGTTCATTCCGTAGTTGCCAAAATACTGAGTGGCAGACAGTCGGAATGAACGGGTGCCTGCTTGTTTGTAGCAGGTGATGGCGCGGAGACGTGGGATCATACGTCGATGATATTGCACTTGCACTTATCCGGAAACTTGCCACAACCATTGCATCGCCAACGTCTATTACCGCGCATAGGTTTTATGATATCAGCTAATGGTTCAGGTCCAACCTTAATCACTTTGTACTGATCCGGTACACAGTCCAAAGGTACTAGATGCGGTTTACCTTCTAGTGCTTCCCATTCAGGTTCAGTTTGTTCAGTTTTGGGTTCATGTTTTCGGTATAGGATTGGCAATATAAAAGGATGAGAGATTTCCAAAGCCCATGCTAGATAAAGATTGGCGCAATGCGTACTGTGTTCTATGATTGCACCATCTCTAAACTCCCACCATTTATACAGAGTTGGTACATAGTCTGGATTTATGCTTCCATGTTCGCTAGGCACTTCTGGCATATTCCAACTCCATCTAAGGTTTCATCTGCGGGATTCTTCTCGCACATCTTGCACAGTGGAACTTCTGGTTCACTGCCGAAGTGTTCGTGGATTGTCTTCTCTGTGACGCCTGCTGGGTAGTGCCAGCCGAATACTTTAGGGTTCATTGTTCTTCGTATAGTATAGCATACTCAGCACGGATAAGTAGACCATAGTTATCCTGCGCTTTGCCTGCTGTTATTCTACCGATTTGACGGAAGTCTATAACGTCGAAGTTTTCAAGGCCTATGATGTGTCTAGGCTTAGACGCCATCCTCATTGAGTAAGGAGGTCCTTCGATTTCATTGTATGTTATGCGCTTCAACTTAACAAAGCCATCTCTATTTTGTAGGATAACGTAAGCGCTTTGTTTTTGTTCTAGTGGCATATCATCCCTTCAACCTCTTGTAGTCCTCAAGTGTGACGGTTGAGCTTGGGTGGTCGATCTTGTACTGTCTGAAGTTGTGCTCAACCACAGCATCATTGTTTACGATCGCGATAATGATTACGCCTATGCCAAGACCAATCAATCCGCCAATCATCACCCAAGGCCATTCTGTATCGAACTCAATATCAATTTTCACTTGCCCTCCATAATCTTCGCCTCAGCGGCGCGGTCACGATTTGATTCTTCGAGAGTCTCGGCGTAGGTCTTAGTGTTGCCGGTCGAACGAGCGGTAAGCTTAGCGATGTTTGCTTCGTAGATGTCAGACATGCTCAGCTTATGGTGCCGCGCGATTCGCACAACGTTACAGAACATGATGTTTGTTACGCCGTTGATAGCTGCCTCACTTGGCGCCTTGCCACCAATGAACCAACGCTTGGCGATGTTAGCTGCACTTGATTGACTAACATCTCCGCTGAAGGACATGTCGGGTTCATGCTTGGTAAGGCGAGAAAGGATGGCAATGTACCAACATTGATCACCAAGTTCCTCTTTGATATTAGGAATGTTATCCAACATTCCTGCTTGCTCAAGTTCGTCAATCTCTGATACGAAACCAAGATACGCGTGAACAAACTGCACCGACTGTTCACGATCCTTGGTCAGATCAAACTTGCCTGCTGCTTCTGCGTATTCATTCCATGTCATCATAGTAGGATTTTATTGTAAGCTATCGTTGTGCCTAGAGGTCAAGACCAGTGTAAGATGGATTCAATGGGATTCCATCTTGTGATAGAGAAAGGTATTTGATTTTGATTCGATCAGGAGGATTAGTGGCGAACTCGATTCGCTCCTCATGGGAGAAGCC